TATACATCTATTAAAGACTTAAAGAACTCTATGAGAGAGGACATCAATAGACAAGAGAAGATTATTGATGATGTGGAAGATGAGATTGCTCAGATTGAAGATAATGTTCGCGGCACTATAGATATAGCAGAGCAGAGATTCGAGAACAAGCGTGATTCTCTACAGAACGATTACGATGCTAAAGCAGATACACTCAGAACTTCAGTAGACCAAAAGATAGGCGATTTAGAAGCAAGAATCAGTAAGAAAATGGAAACTATGCAAGATGAATTAAACACTAAACTCCAAAGGTCGTTAGATAACCCATTGGCAAACAACTAAAAAGAGGACTATAATGGCAGTTACAGAAAAAAGAATTAATAACATTGAAAAGACTTTGAGTAGACAAGACGAACAAATAGCTAGATTATTCTCAGACGTGTCTGCAATCAAGACAATGTTCGCTCAAGTTAAAGGTATGTTCATTGGAGGAATAGGCATTATCGTGCTATTACAAGTTGGACTATTGGATGCGTTAAAAGTATTTATGTAATATGATTACTTTCCTTACAAACATAGCTCCAATAGCTTTAGGATTTGTAGCTAAACTGTTTGCTTTAAAACAACATGCCGCATCAGAGAACCAAAAGCTCATGATGCAGGGCCTACAAGCTAGAAACGATTCAATTAATCAGGCAAGAGATAGAGCAGAAAAAGAGTCTCCGATGGCGGCCCTTAATCGTAGAGTAATAATTTTCGTTATTCTTGCTCTGATAATATTCACTCAAGTAGCTCCACCTTTAATGAACATACCAACAGTAGTGCCAACTGTAGTAGAAGGCTTCAGTTTTCTTGGTATTAAGTTTGTTCCGGATGTTATTGAGTACGTAACAATACAAGCAGGTTCAGTATTAAAGCTAAACGAGGTTTTCTCATGGGCCACCATGATAATCGAGTTTTATTTCGGCGCACAATTAGCCAAAAAATAAGGAGAAAATATGTCATTAAAAATAGAATATCAAGATATGCCACACATGAAGCCAGTACCAATGGAAACAAAAAGTAAGGGTTTATTTGGTGGTATTTGGTTGTGGATAGCAACAACTAGGAAGTGGGAGATAGTAAAGGATTGGAAATTTTCAATTACACATGAAGGTAATACTCATCCAACCTATTATCAGATACCTAAAGGATTTATCTTCGATGGTGCTTCTGTGCCTAAGTTTGCTCGTAGTTGGCTGAGTCCTATGGGGGTGCTATTATCAGGAGGCCTGTGCCATGATTATATCTATAAATTCGAGGTTTTAAAGCTAGGTGGTAAGAAGGGTTATACAGCTAAGATGACACAAAAAGAAGCTGACCAAATATTTAGAGATGTATGCATTCATGTTAATGGATTTAAAGTAATTAATTACCTAGCATATTATGCATTGAGACTTGGTGGATTTATGGCTTGGAATGGACACAGAAAAAGGAATATAAAACCTGTTTAAATGGTTCTCAAAGCTAGTTTTAATAAATCTTGTTCTTTATCTTTCTTTGTTTGTTCTATTATCTTGGCTTTTGATTTTCTAGCTTTACCGCCTTTACTGGGATTGTAAGGTGCAAAAACTTTCTTAGGGTCTATGTGGCGATTTAAACGATTACGTGCCGCAGACTCTGTTATTCCAAGTTGATTGGCAAGCTCACGTGTTGTGACAACTTGCCCATCACTCAAAGTGTACTCAATGGTTCTTAACGCTCCCATTAGATAATGTACCTTTCATATTGTGCAAACCACATAGCAATGTAAAGTGCTGAACCAGTTATCACCCAAATGCAAATGTGTTTAAGTATCTTTGCGGCATTTATTAAATCTTTCATAGCTTCTCCTTAAAAATTTGTACAGTAAAAAATCATTTTCGTACAGTAAAAAATTATTTTGTACGCTTAAAAATTATTTTCGTACAGTAAAAAATCATTTTGAGTCAATGATAGTATTGATTAGAGCATTTCTAGTATCAGTAAATACAGCTAATCTTTTGGCAAGTATCTTAGACTCCTCATCACCTTTAAGCAATGCGCTCAAAATATCCATAGCTCTTTCCCCGGTAGTTTCCTTGTCAGCAAACTTCATCAAATCTTCATCAGAAAAACGCTTAGTCTTCATCAGGATAACTCAAGCTCATTAATAACATAACAATTCCTGCACTCACTAGACCTGTGCCAATGAGTGCCAGTAATGGTACAAAAGTCTCAAACAAGAAGGTCATAATTTTCCTCAATCAATCGTTTAATTGATTTTCTCTTGTCTAATTCAACACCCTGCCGGCGCATCGAACGCTCTAGTGTAGATTTTGAAAAATTTTCCTCTATATATTCCTTGTTCATTGATACTGAAATATAGGGTTTAAATTTATTTTTTGGCTTCCAGTTAAGTCCATTCATATCTCTATCTCCTCAATTATTATTAAAGGTTTATCTTCCAAGAACCCCTGACATTCAGTCAAGGATTCATCCGTACAAATTAACAACGTCTCAGCTTCATCGCACATACAATGAGTACCTATAATATCAGGCGGCTCAAGTAGTGGGTCTGAGGCATGCATCAACTTGTTCTCTAAGGCACTACAGCCAGTCAATAATAAGGCTAGTGCTAATATTTTAAAATGGTATGTCATCTTCAAAGTCATCCTTTTCTACTGGTGGTATTGGTTGCTCAGAGGCCCGAGGTTCGTCTATTTCGCCAAATTCCGGCTCACCCTTAGCCTCGCCCTTAGTATCTAACAACTGTAGTGCAGAGTTAAAGCCTGATAATTTGACTTCAGTTATGTATTTCTTTTGACCATTCTGCTCATAGCTTCTGTGAGTTAGCTGACCTTCAACGTAAAGTTTTGACCCTTTACGAAGCTGTAACTTCTGACAGACATCAGCCAGTACACCAAAGATAACAATTCTGTGATACTCAGCCTTAGACTTTTTTTCACCAGTCTGTTTATCTGTCCAAGATTCATTAGTTGCTAAATTAAGCAAAGCTATTGTTGTACTTGCATGTTTGTATTCTACATCTTTTGTGAGATTGCCCACTAGTATTACTTTGTTAACCATTACATCTCCTTATATTAAATTAGGTGACTGCTTAGGGCAGTCAGTCCAGTAGCGTTTGTCTTTAACTAACGAGGTATAGGATTCCCCGACAACAGCGTAGGTGCTACTTCACCCCTGTGTTTTTTTGTTTCTTAGCATAAGCCTTAGCATGGGCCTGATTACTAGCCTCTTTTGCTTCTTTCTTGTCCTTGGCTACCTCAGCCTTCTTATCCATGTAATCGCGCATATACTGCTCCTCCTCCGCGTTCAGGAGCTTGTTAACCTCTGCCCGGAGGTGTTGATTGCCATGCATATCTCCCCTAGCCTCTTCAATGCCCTGCTCATCCTCCTGAGCAATAGCTTTCTTAAAGGCGGTAGATACATAAGCAACAGCAACAGCCATAGTCTTCAAGTGAGCATCAACCTGAGACTGCTGAACGATAGCATTTTGAATTTCTTCAGCACTCGCAATTTTGCTCCCATCACTCATGAATCCTGTAGCAAAACTTACCGCGCGCCCAATTGAACTGGTCTCTGCATTTTCCAATGCACTAGACTTATTAACTTGAGTGCTACCTCGAATCTCTTCAGCATGTCCAGTACCAAGAACTACACCATTAACAATACATTGAGACTGAGTAACGACTTTCTCGTCATCGTTCTGCACTATGATTGTTATGATTGACCCGGAGTCTCCATACTTCTCTTTGAAGGCTTTGACTCGCTCACCAACTTCAGCGTAAGACTTACCACCGGCTACAGTAATTGTTTTCATGTCAGCCATTATGAACTCTCCTTGTTCTTCATGCCTTTGTAATGATACCTAGTGACACGATTAACCTCACCAAATCTATTTGTGACTTTGACTGAATGTTCCTTTTCAAAGACATGACCTTTTTCAATCATGTCAAAAATAACAGCACTTAACCTTGTGATGCCATACTCCTGTATAGCTTGAAGTGAAGTGATGCTTCCATTAAGTCTAACATAAGCTAGGACTCTCATTTCTTGTGTGCTACTTGTTTGCATTTTTTCTCCTTAATAATTTAGCTTCTTGTCTAGCTCGCTTCCTGCGAACTTCCCTGCTACCTACTAAAACACTCTTAGTAAATTTCTTGCCATTGCCAAAAGCAAACTGTGCAAGCTTTGCTTTTTTGTCATTGTCTACTTGTGGCATGTATCCTCCTTGTCGACAGCTACATACTCATGCTCAGTTATTGAAACTGATTTACCAGTCTCGGTGTATACCCAACCAAGATGATGATTATGAGTTGTCTCAACTAACTCAATCTCACCCTTGTCTTCCATATCTAAGACCCAGTCTGTGATTCTGCTCATTTTCCCTCCTTCATGAAACCTAGTGTATCTTCCAGTAGGTCATCAAGCATATCAGAAAAGTCATATTCAAACGTTTGTTCACCATCCCTATACTTTCCCTCAACCCATACAACATAATCGTAGAATCGAAGATTTAGGACTTCTAGGATAGCGTTACCTACTAGAACTGTATCGTTAACATCAACCTTGGTATCCATATCATCAACCAAGTGTTCAATGTTCATTAAAATCTCTGCCGCTTTAGTAAGACACTCTTCTCGAGCTAGGTCATAGTAAGTGTCATGTTGGGTAGCGAACACCTCACCCTTTTGTAATTCTTTTGCAGTCTCCATTGTATCTCCCATATTGTAGTTACTCAATCGGTAACGAATTAATTATATCACCATTGATAAATGATGTTAGCCTAAATTGGCTAAATACTCTTCAGAATATCCAGTAGCATTTAAGACTCGCGTGTAATCCATCTTGACAACTACGCACATGTCATCCAAGATAATCTCCTGTACAACTCCTATTTTTTTCAGCCTAGTAACATCCTTCTTTTTGACATTGCATTGCTTCAAGATACTTGTCTCATTCTCAGGCTTATCATCAGCACCATAATATGCAAGACAGATTTGTGACTTGTCATTCCATTCGTACTCAGCATTATTCATGAGATGTTTGATAGTGTCTTCTGTATCCATTGGAGCTTCATCAGCTTCTTTGTAAGTTACTTCCTTGAATGTCTTCTTCAAGTAGTCCTCAGTAATAGTCCTGAGCTGATTGTCTCCTAGGTTGTGCAATGTCACATAATGTTTTACTGCGCCTGTAGTTAATTCAACAGCACCTGTATTGATAACTTTCCAAACTTGCCTGTAAGGGTCGTTAAATAACATGTCCATTTTGATTTCCATAATATCTCCTATTTGTTATAATTAATTGCGAATTTTTTTGCGTGTCTTAAAGCATCTTGAAAATATTCTATTTGCTCTAAGCCATCAACGTCACCAATATCACCACCACTCGACCTACTAAAGTTGACACCTTTCTTAGATACCTCAACTGTAAGCACATTGCTCCAGTATCCTTTAGGTTGATAACTAGCTTGATTAACTTGATAACTCCAATCATCAGGGTTATCTGATTTAATATTATCATAATCTGTATTTTCATAATCACGATAAGTTACTTTAAAACCTTGGTCATGGTCTACTTGAGTCCAATCGCTGTAAGATTTTTTTACTAGTTTTTTTTGTTTTTCAATATTCATAATATCTCCTTTTGTTAAAGTTGTGGGGAGGCGAACCTCCCCGGTAAGTTTACTGTTCAAAAAATGCTCGTCTCTCGTCAGCCTGAGCTTGGCTCATCTCTGCATCACGCTCTCTGCGCTCAGGGTCATGAAACTCCTCAGCAGAGACTTGTCTGTCATTGATGAAGTGCTTGTAGCCATGCTGAACAATCTGTGGTGCTATGGCCTCGTAGCTTTGCCCATTGCCTTCGATTATTTGGTCGATAAACAATTGGACTAGCTCAGTCACTTCTTTGCGAGTAGCAAGCTTGGAGCTTGTCTTGTTGTGGTAAACGTTGCTGATGAGATTACGCTCATCCTCAGTTAAAGTAATTTTAATATTAGTATTCATACAGTCTCTCCATATTTTTCAAAAAACTCTTGCTTTGCTTTAGCCTCTGAAGCTATGCAAAGTGGTTGGTCGCAATTTGGAAGTCTAGAAATACTGCCAACGTAGCATCCAGTCTCTTGCATAATCCAATCTCTAGCATCGTCAACGTTCCAATGTGGAGCAGTAATCTTGACTGCACCACGCTTGTCATCTCTAGTAGAACGTTTAAACGATACCATCCAATCAACACCATTCCATCTGTCTAGAGGAACAGAATCGATAGCATCATCTACGTTGTCCATAATGCAGTTAATAGTATCCCAACCACCATGCTTAACTTCAAACTGAACATCCATCAACAGCTCACCATAAAAAGGCTCAACAGAACGAAACCATCTGTCACCATCAAAGTTTGAGTTAGGGTTAATCTCTTGACCGCGACAAATGATATAACCTCTGTACAACCAACCTTGGAAACTGTGGTTGTCAGCTACAGGCTGTTCGTTCTCAGAAAGGTACTTGTCAGCATCGCGAATGTATAGTCTAGTTTTTTTGTGAACTCTGCTCATAAAATCTCCTATGTGTTAAAAGTTTGGGGAGGTTGCCCTCCCCGGTTAAATTACTTGTCAGCTCTAGCTTGAGTAACTTCAAAAGCTTCAGCACCTAAACAAACTTCACCTCTGTCGTTAGTCATAAGGTGGTCTAGTGCCGCACTTAGCTCAATTTCTTTTTGCTCTGCTGAGATGTGAGCTTGACCAAGTGTAATTACACCAAGCATAACAAAGTCTAACAAAATTTTTACTGGAGGAACTTGACCATTGCTTCTCCACACAACAATGCCATCAACAAATTTAGCTTTGTTCCATTTTGTCTCGATTGAATTGTCACGAGAATAAACGTGAGTGCCATAATCAACAACGTGAATATCTTTTGCAAGTAAAACATCGCCAGTAAAAGTTAATGGAAACTGTTTCCTGTGGTCAGTCATTCCTAATTCTTCTTTCTTGTAAAAGTCACCTGCAATATAAATTTCGTTTGGTAGTGTAGTCATTGTATCTCCTAGTTTAGTTAAAAGTGTCATCGAGTTTTTCTGTTTTTGTCTCAATGACGAAGTCATTATATCTTAAAAGATACAGTTTTTGGAAAAGAATGACATAAATAAATGAAAATAATTTGGGAAATCGCATAGGAGTAGGGTCTGTAGAGGCAAGCAACTGTTAACTACCACTTTACACTTGGACAAAAAAAAGGGAGGCCCTCCTGACCTCCCCGGTAGATTGTATTAAGTTATGCGGCTAGAGCCATCTCCTTGAGGAATGGCAGGACTTTTCTTACCTTAGCCTCACGATTGTATACTGTAGCAACTTTGTTAGCCTCATTCTTAAATTTAGCGTGGCTAGACCAGTCAGTTAAAGTATTGAACAATGCCCACACGTTCTTACCCATCTCGTCAACGTACTTGATAAATGTCTCTTCAAGTAAAACCTCAAGCCTGTCGCTCTTACCTGCGATTTTTTGAAAGATAACAGTAGCCTGAGCATTTGTTATAGGTGACTTAGGAAACTTCTTCCAAAGCTCTACATTTTTTGTGTAGACCTCAAGAGCAGTTTCAAGCTTGGCTACAGCCATGTCGATGTCTAAGCTTCTTGTGTGCTTTGCGCTGTACTCAGAGAATGCATCAGCAATTACCTGTCCGTTCATACAAGCTAGTCTAACAGCTCCTACCATAGACATGAACTTCCAAGAACCATCGTATGAGTTAAGAACCATAATTCTGAGCTGTACTGAATCACCCGGAGCAATCTCAATCTCATGAGCCGGGAACGTGTAAGTCACAATTGTCTTAGCACCTTTGTGAGACTGGTCAATCTTTTTAGTCATTCCAGTCCTGTCTAAATTAGAGGCTAATATCACTTCATGGAACTGCGGCATGATGTCAGCGTTCTGTACTAGGTTGTAGTTTTTACCAACAACTGCGATAGGTGAGCCATCCTCATTTACGATAGCTTTGTGAGTAGGTACAAGTTGCTCATCACCATTTGTGTAGTTACCTAACTCGTTATGAGTCCACAGGTCTTTTTCAAAAACTCTGTTGTACTCATCTGCTTCTGTTACGATTGTTAAATTTTCCATTGTATCTCCTATATTGTGGGGAGGTTGCCCTCCCCGGTTAAAGTTAATGTCTGTTACTGGCTATTACTTCTTCTAATTCAGTTCTCTCAAAAACGCTGAAGTATTTTGGAACTTTTTTCTCTTTACCTTCTTTGTCTTTTTTGACAACTATTGTCATTAATCTTGCAACAGCTTTAGCACCTTTAAGTTCTTTGCCAGTAGTATTAAAGAATTTACGTGCTTGGTTAAAAGTTGCAAACTCATCGCCTTCATTAAAACCTGCCTCCATAAGAGTAGCGATGTTGCATCCTGTATATTCAACGTTAGTAGTAAAGTTATTCATTATTTAATCTCCTCTATTCCATCAAATAAAATTTCGTCTTCAAGCTCACTAAGAATATTGATAATAGCACCCTCAGTAAAACCGCCCATATCGTCATAGTCATTTTCGTCATGCTCTTCAACAACAATTGGTTTGAATGTAAGTTTAGGTCTGTAATCGCTAGTCAAGTGAACGTTAACTGCACATTCTATTTTGTCAACTATTGGCTGAACTTTTTCATTTGATGTCAATGTGATGTAAGCAATTTGAAATGGCTTCTTAGGTTGTCTGTTAAAAAATACATCATGAGAAGTTGGTTGTAAAAATTTGTCATGAGTATGCTCTTCAAAATTTACCATTGTAATTTCTACTATTGTGTCGTTTATAAGTGTTGTCTTCATTGTATCTCCTATTTTTGTAGAACCCCAAATCATTTCGGGATTGATATAAATATACCTGATGTAATATTAGAATGCAAGAACTATTTAATTAAACAGAAAAATAGGGTCAGAAATTGGGCCTATATAAGAGGGAAACTTTTGGCTTTTTAAGTCCTGCAAGTTATGCATGTTTTTTAGGTAATTTAACAGAATTTGAAAAGTGGGCCTTCAGGAAGCGGCCAAATCTTCGATTCTAGAGGCGCAAGTTGTCTAGCTTAATGCTAGTATGTCTTTCCAATAATCTCAAGATTGCTACATTTATATACAATTCGATATGCTACTTTTTATAGCAAAAAATTTATTTTTTAAAGAAACATTTTTCTCTGATTTGAATTAGTTTATCATATCAATTTTGTGGTTTAGAAAAAACAAAAAACCCCAAGAGGCTGGAATGTTCTCTCAGGGTTTTTCTAAACTTGGTGTGTTGGCCACCTGTTCTGAGAATCATTATACTTAATTTCTCATCAAAGCAAGTTGGTTTGACTCACCTTGGATACGACAGGTGAAATGTCTAACTTCGGTTTCACTCACACCTGTATAAAAAAAAGAGATTCAGCAATTGTATTCCACACGCTGTTGATTGATGTTGGATTAAGAAGCTCTACATTGGTGACCACCTTGGAGCGATAAAAAAAATCTAGCGCAGAGTGCAGAAGGCTGAGTACCTATTACAAGGTAGCGATGACTCTGACCTGATTAGCTGTATTGGTTTCAGGCATACGGATAAATACTGCGAAGGCTTTATACCGATGAGAATCTCTAACTGCTTAGTTGTGGTTAGGGATTTCTTTGCTCCGAAACTCTCAGCTCAGGCTTAACCCGATGTCTAAAGAGCTTTAAAAAAAAAGGGATTTATCCCTCTGCTCTACTGAAGTCACTCGCTGAAAGCGAAACTCTTAACTGCATAACTTGCATAACTTGATGGACATAAAAATCTAAAAGTTTTAAAAAAAAAGCTAAACCAACTAACACTCCGTATCTTAATTGATATAATTAAATCTAAGTTAACTATTAATTAAGGATATGGATACTAAAGGAATAATCTACTATAAATCTATCCCTGCTGAAATCAAGAAGCTAGGTATAACCCAAAAACAATGTGCAGATATGATGGGAGTAAGCCTGTCCGGTTTAACTCATAGAATCAGAGCTGACAGACCGCAATTTCATTTAGCCATTTTTGGATTAGCCACATATCTTGGTGAAGAGGGTGGTAACTTGCAAGCCAATGTCTAATGAGGATATTGCTGAAACAATTTATAAGCTGATAGGTTTGCTCAGTAAAATTGAAGACGTGAAACTAAAATCAGACCTTGAAGACCAAATCATTGAATTATGTGATAAGCTTAAATTTACAATGATATTAGACAAGGTCAAAAAAAATGAGAAGTGATGAGCATGAAGTACAGAAAGCAATTTGCCAGTATCTAGATATAAGAGGAATATTTTATTTTGCTATTCCTAATGGTGGTAAGAGAAGTAAGAGTGAGGCCGGAAAGTTTAGAGCTGAAGGAGTGAAGAGTGGTATCCCTGACCTCTGTCTAATCATGTCAGGCTTTGCATATTTTCTAGAGGTCAAGAGACCTAAGAATGGTAAGACTCCGAAAGGTAGATTGACATACAACCAAAAGAATATGATTAAAGCTTTGGATGATGTAGGATGTGAGACTGCTGTAGTATATTCTGTGGCAGATGTCATTGGAAAATTAATAGACTGGGGATTTAATGAAACAGACAGCAATAACTAAAGCCGCCAAAGGTTCACCATGTACATTCAATAGTGATATATGTGACCCCGGAGTAGGTAATGAGAATGTAGTATTTTGTCATAAGAACGGAGCAGGCATGGGTCAGAAAACTACTGATGACCTTGGCAGAGACATTGGGTTCTTTGGTTGCCATGCATGTCACTCGATGTACGATACAAAACAGCACGATTATTATCAGCCTTACTTCATAGAGGAGATGGCTGAGTTTGCAATTACGAGAACGAAAAGATTATTGGTGAAGCGTGGAATCGTTGGTGAAAGCTATACTACATGACTAATACCTTAACAAGAATATTAAAACGAGACCAACCCAAAGCACAAATTGTGGAGAGTATGACTAAATTATTTTTTCAGAAAACTGGAGCTGAGGATGCTTTGATAAGTATTAAAGAGAATAGAAACACTCGTACTGGGAGACAAAACAATCTTTATTTTGGAGTTATCATACGTCAGGTTCACCATGAAACACGAGTGTCAGAAGCGGCAATTCATCTACATTTGGGTGAAGAGTTTTTAGACGTGAGATATGAGGAAGTTGCAGGTAAAGTACAAAAGGTGATAAAATCAACTACAGAATTAAATACTAAAGAGATGGGAAAGTACATTGATGATTGTATTTTGTACATACAAGGTGAGTTGTTACCGGGATTCAAACTTAACCTGCCTGATGATTGGAAGGAGTTAATAAGCTAATGGCTATAGAACTTAAAGAACTTGATGACTGTACACCACATGATTTGCAACTGGAGATTCGCAGTTTAGATTGTACTCAGGAAAGAGCGCATGAAATCAAAAGGTATGCATACGATGCAAGTAGGAAGTTTTACTATGAAGATGATGGTGGTCTTGCATGGAAAAAAGTAGCTGAAGCAGTAGAAGATTTATGGGGAGATTATGTACATTTTCACACTAACGATAAGTTTTAATTATGGCGAGACCAACGAAGTACACAGAGAAGCTTGAGCAAAGAATGCTAGAAGAGATAGCTTCAGGTAGAAGTGTCATCAGTTTATGTAGAGAAGAAGACTGGACACCGAATGCTGATACGTGGTACAGATGGATGTATAAGGTAGATGGGTTATCCGATAGATACACGCGCGCGAAATCAATCAGCTCCGAATATCATGCTGACCAAATCTTAGCTATTGCAGATGAGGCAGACAATCAGACATTTCAGGTTGCACGCTTACAGATAGATGCAAGGAAGTGGGTGGCCAGTAAGCTCGTACCTAACAAGTATGGTGAGAAGTCACAGATAGACCACACAAGCTCAGACGAATCCATGAAAGCTCCTACTGTTATTAAATTAGTTAGCAAGGTCGAAGAATGAGCGGACTGCTAGATATAATTCTTGGAGGTGTGACAAGAGCAACACCTGAAGAAGAAGCATCTCTGTTTAATTACCACGATGCTTATGGAGAGGTAAAAGGTGATAAGGCTTATATCAATGAAGCAAAATTAAAGGCTGAAGGAAGTACAGGTGACTTCGTTGGTGACATGATGTTTGGTGAAGCTCTGCATAACTTAGATAAGACATCTCCATATTGGTATAACAGATTAAGAACTGCCGCACAGGTAGATGATGAGGTTATGCAATGGAAGGATGACTCATATAAACATGTTACTCAGGCAATGCCAATAGCAGGTGAATCAAGACCTAAAGAACAATGGTGGGATGTCAGTAGATTTGACCAAGTAGTAGGTGGATATTTGTTAGGTGGTAAAGATGCAAATGTACATACAATGAGAGGTTGGGAAAAGATGCCATTTGGCACAACCTTTAGAAAAGAATTAGAAGCATTTAAAAAGGCTCTAGGTCGATGAGTAATACAGTTAAAATTCTAATAGCACTCGGACTCCTAGCGTTCATTATTGTAATGTTTATTGGTGTTGATGCTTTGATGTGTGAACCACCATGTGTCTAGATGAAGGAGATGACAGAAGGAGAGCGCAGTATGATGAGGTTCAGATTCTGCGCACTCGGAATTTATTTATTAATTTGCTTCTATGATTTTCTGTTCACTCCCATATGGTGGGGTCTGAATCGCCCTGATATAAGTGAATTTATGAAGATAATGGCAACAGTTGAAGACCCATTAATTAGACAACAGCTTATGATTAAATTAACTGGACAGCACAGTCCTTTTACGCTTCTCGGAGGAGGATTGTTTCACCTGACATTCCTGTCTATTTTAACAGCGAGTGTTTGGAAGAAATGATTGAAGCAGAGATACAGCTCCCGGACAAACTAATCCCAGTCTTTGAAGGAACAGCGCGAATTAGGTCATGCTACGGCGGCAGAGGGAGTGGAAAGACCACCAGTTTTGCTTTAATGAC